GGTCGGGTTTGGGAGTTTCCTTGATTCTCGATACTGTCAGTCGCATCCAATTCATTGGGATCAACGTAGATAACATTACCTTGAATATTCTTTAGAAAATTCTCCAGTCTTGAAAGAGGCATCTTATTGTGCTATGTACAAATTTTCTTCTGTTTTATTTATGAACCTTATTTATTATGTGTGTATTGCGAATTATCGCCAGGGTAATCATCAATACTTGTTCCCTCATATTCAACAATTAATTTTTCACCATCTTTTCTTTCACCATACACATGATAGAAACAATCAATGGTTGATAAATCAGTAATCAAATTAGTATTGGTTAAATCTTCTGCAATGACAATGAATTCATTATTAAAACTTTCAATCACTAAATTTTGATTTGATCCAATTGGTTGCAATTGAACCGTGATGGTATCTTCATCAACAAGACCTTTCCAATAGTCAGGTAATTGAATTACATTTGATTCTTTTAATCTACCACGATAATAAACTCCAGCCTCTGGCCCTTCTAAACAAACATGTCTTAATCTCCATCCTTCTTTTGTCGGATGAACGATATCAAAATCTTTTTTAACAGAAAGTACATTTCCTCCATCATCAGTCACTGAACCACCATTGATATTTCCAACAGCGTTAATTGTACTATCTGTTGTAACCTTGCCTGTGATATGTTCATTACCAGTTAATAACGTATCACCAGTGACATCTAAAGCCTTTGCAGTTTTATCATCACCATTAATTTTGACGTTACCATCAGAGTTAAGTGCTAACTTAACATCTAATTTTGGTTGTTCGTCAAAAGGTAATTGTTCCGCAGAATCTGAACTTATATTTAACTCTGCTTTATAATCATTACCAAACTCTTTTACGTTTCCAAATACAACAGGCCCATTCGCAACCAAAGTTCCAGTTGGTGATGTGTCAGGAGTACCAATATCCTGTGAGGTATCATTAGTTCCGATAACTAACTTATCTACTTGTTGTCTTGGACTAGTTGCCATTAAAAGAGACCTCCAAAACCTTCAGCAGTCTTTTTAAGTTTATTTTCAATCTTATCAAGTTTTTCATTATCAAGTTCGCCTGCAAGGTTCTTAGCTTGATTTTCAAAATCATTAAATATTCCTTTAAATCTATTCTGTAACTCCTGTGCTTGTTCCTTCACATCTTCGATAACTCCTGACTCTTCAAGTTCAGAACCAACAGTTTGAGCAGTATCTGCAAGACCTCCAATAAGATTTGCGGCCTCATCACTTTGAAGAAATTCAACACCTTGTTTGATTTGTGATTCTACTTTGGGAATCAAATCTTTTCCTTTCTTTTCAATCGCATCTAACTTCTTACCCATCTCTGGTAGTTTTTTATTAAGTTGATTAAAAATAGTTTTGACATTACCAAAACCAGTTTTTATATCAGCCTCAGAGATACCAAGATTAAAATTCGTTCTTTCCTTTTTAAGATTTGTTGAAACATCAATTTCCTGTGTTGCTCTTTGTACTATTTTTTCTCCCTGTTCTCTAATGTCTGGTGCTTTAATGTCACATAATCTGTTTGCACTAATCATCACTTGTCCATCTTTATTACCAGCACCATTTGCTTCAAGTATAATATTTCTTGCTCGAATCACAACATCACCGTTTTCACACACTTGAAAAATGTCACCTCTCTTTGCAATTGTTTGATGTGCTGGAAGTTGAGTGGTGTCACCTTCATCTCTGACTTTTAATCCCTTTCCAACAACATTCATTGCCATACCTGGCGTGTTCATTACATACTTACCAGTTCCAGGCCCACCTTGACCACCTTTCCCTTGTCCAGTATCGGCATAAAATCCCATACTTTGTCCTTCCTGTGTTGTGATCTGATAGTTTGACATACCATGTATGCTATCCGTATCACCACTTGAACGAACATGTCTTTCGTATGCTTCAGACTCGAAATTTTTTCCGTCTTTTGGGTTTAAGTTTGCCATTTACTTTTCGATACAACTAATTACGGTTACAACAGCGTCTTGAGTAACCTCTGCAAGTTGAGACGCATCATCAACTTTAGTGAATTTAAGAACTGGTGATAATTTTGCAATTGCTCCTGTGTCACTATTTATTCTCACCTCTGGAATCTCCGTAAATCCAAATCCAGCATTCACAATATTTACTCCTACTATTCTACCATCAATAATATTTAATTCAACCTCTGATCCACCACCAACTGTTACAGTATCACCCTCTTCATAACCAAAACCTGTATTTTCAACAACAAGATCTGATAATGAGGTTACATATGATGTTTCACCAGAATAATTTCCATTTGGATCTGGAATGACTTCTTTCACGTTGCCATCCATATCAGTTTCTGTTGTGTTCGGTATGTACTCTTGACCACCATCTGTAATTACAACATCTACAACTGATCCATCTTTCATACGAACATAACCTCCAGCACCATAACCATTATCACAACCATCAACAAATGTAAGTGCTGGTGGGTCAAAATATCCAGATCCTGGCTCAGTGATTGCAACACCAATCACTTGTCCAAGTACATTTACAATTGCTTCACCACTTGCACCCTTACCATCTGTGCTTCCAATAAAATCAACTCGTGGTGGGCCACATTTGAGAACATTAGTGTCACAGTCTGGTTTTTCGATTGATGGAACACTAATATCTGGAAGAATACCATCAAGCATACTTGACAATCCCTCTGCTTTATTTTTGAGAGAATTTAACCCTGCAATTCCAAGTATATTACCAAAGCCATCCTCTGGATTTATTCCAACTCCACCTTTTCCAGAAAATGTAGTATTAGATGGTGGGCAATTTTGTCCATCACAATCAAGAGTACTACTAATAATATTTGCAAACTTAACTGCTTTTGAGAATGTTTCACTTGGAGCACCAATGCCACCACCTGAGATATTATTTAATTGATCAAACGTGCCTCCCATTGTTGTGTCCATTATATTGTTAATCTGACCGAACATATCACCTAGAAAACTTTCAACACCACAAAGAGGAACATCTAATACTTTTCCTAACATATTTGCCAAACTCTGTGCAAGATAATCTTTTAACTGTTCAATAATTTTTTCAAAATTACAGAACAATATATCATTCAAATTTTTAGCAGCTTCTCCTACACCAGGCTGTAAAGTGATTGGTGTTTCATTTCCCAACTTTAAAGATAATTTATCCATTGCATCTTTTATTACAAACGAACGACCACGACGCATTAATTTTGACATTGAACCATGAATTTTCATGGTGGTTAATTTTATCTCTTCGTCTTTATTAATCACACCACCGTACATTGGATCAACACTTAATCCTCCAATGCTTTCAATAGCATTCATTTCTTCAGTGAAGTTTTTAATTGCATTTGTTATTTTTGATAGTTCATTATCCTCACATGCAGTAGCATTTTCAATTTTAACATTGGTGTCTTTGTTTGTTTGTTTTGTCGCTAAAGTTGAATTCTTTACAACTTTTCCTTCTTTTTCCCATGCTCTCAATGCTGCCAAATATGAACCTCTTCCATTACGATTTGGTGGAAAATCACTTGCTTTTGGTTTAGGTCTTTTCTTATTTTCTATGGTAACTTCTTTTTTGTATTGTCTTCTCCAAGGTGAATTTTCTTGTACTTTATCTTTACCAGCTCTTTGAGCCACATCTGGTGGCGTGTATGGTGTAAATTCTGTTTGTTTAAATGCGTCAAATTTTGAACTTTTTAATTTGTCATCAATAAAAGGTTGTTTATATAAAGTTCCAAAAATGACTGGTTGTTGTGCATCATCACCATCAAAGAAAAATCCAACAACAACTTCACCACCTTGATAGTTCATAGTCTTTCCACGACCACCAGTGCTCGAGACGCCAGGCGGCATAAGGACATGTGCCATAGGTAAATCTTTATCAGGTAAATCATTATCACCACCATGATATCCTACAATACGAACACGACATCGATGTGAATAAGTGTCCTTACCGTCTTTACCTCTTTGTTTTTCTCTAGATTTTTCCCAATCGCCCTTAACTGGATCAGTCACTTGACCAATCCACCATACCATAGGATCTCTTCCTAAAAAATTTGTAGCTGATGGTTCAAACATTTAATTAATCGTCATAGACTAGACACTCAGGTTCATCTGGATGTAAGTCGCAAAATATTTCTAAGGCATTTGGATCATGATGATCTCCTGCTGCGATTTCTTCCTTATGATGTTCTGCATATTCTTCAAGTTCATGCAATTCTTCTTTTGCATGTCTTCTTGCTGCTGGGTTTGCTTGTGGATCGTCGAT